AAAGAAGTTACATTTTCCAAGGATTTGTAAACGAAAATCCTTTAAATGAAACTGCACCTGAGAATCCAATTAGACGTTTTGTAATTGGTCCTCAAATTTTTAATATTATCAAAGGCGCATTGATGGATCCAGATATGGAAAATATTCCGACTGATTACGTTAATGGCACCGACTTCCGTTTAACTAAAACTTCAAAAGGTCAGTATGCAGACTATTCAACTAGTAAGTGGGCAAGAAAAGAAAGTGCTCTTACTGAAGAACAGTTAGCATCAATTGACACGCATGGCTTGTTTGACTTGAATGATTTCCTTCCCGCTAAACCTACAGCAGAAGGCGTACAAGCAATTTCAGAAATGTTCGAAGCAAGTGTAAATGGTGATCAATATGACCCAGCAAGGTGGGCTAATTATTATAAGCCCTACGGACTTGATACAGGGACGCAAACTCAAGCAACAGTTGCTCCTGTACAGAAAACTGCGGAACCAAGTGTGGCTCCTGTAGCAGAAACAGTAGTGGAAACACCTACTCCTACTCCAGCACCAGTTGTTGAAGAGGCTCCTGCTCCAGCGCCAGCGGCTGAGTCAGCAGACCAAGGAAAGAAATCAGCAGATGACATTCTTGCAATGATTCGTAACAGACAATCTTAAGGAGTTACATCATGCAGAAACCATTTGACTTAACTAAGTTCCGTACTGGCATCACTAAATCTATTAGTGGTATCAGTGCAGGATTCCACGATCCACAGGATTGGATTAGCACAGGCAATTACACACTAAACTACTTAATTAGTAGCGACTTTAATAAAGGAATTCCATTAGGAAAGGTTAGTGTTTTTGCAGGTGAATCGGGTTCTGGTAAATCGTTTATATGTTCAGGTAATATTGTAAAGGCGGCACAAGATATGGGCTGTCAAGTTGTATTATTTGACTCAGAAAACGCTCTCGACGAAGAGTGGTTGCAGGCACTTGATGTTGACACATCACCTGAAAAACTATTAAAAATTGGTGTTTCTATGATCGATGATGTTGCAAAAGCAATTTCAGAATTTATGAAAGACTATAAAGCAAACTACAGCGATCTTCCTTATGAGGAAATGCCAAAGTTAGTGTTTGTTGTTGATAGTTTAGGTATGTTGTTAACACCAACAGATGTAGATCAATTCCAAAAAGGTGACATGAAAGGTGACATGGGTAGAAAGCCTAAGGCATTAACTGCCTTGGTTAGAAACACTGTTAACCAAATTGCACCGTTTCCGATTGCTCTTATTGCCACTAACCACACTTATGCATCACAAGATATGTTTGACCCAGATGATAAAATCTCAGGTGGTCAAGGCTTTATCTATGCATCTTCAATTGTTGTAGCAATGAAAAAACTAAAACTAAAAGAAGATGAAGATGGTAATAAAACATCTACAGTGCAAGGTATTAGAGCGGCATGTAAAGTGATGAAATCACGTTATGCAAAACCGTTTGAAGGTGTACAGATTAAAATTCCTTATGAGACAGGCATGGACCCATATAGTGGCCTATTGGAAATGCTTGAATCAAAAGGCATTGTTGAGAAAGTTGGTAACAAACTTTCATATGTATCACCTGTAACCGGTGAGGAAATAAAGGAGTTCAGAAAAGGCTGGACTGGTGAGAAACTTCAGATAATTATTGACGAATGGGGTCAGAATCCGATTGCTCAAAACGAGTTAATCGACGATCCTATTGCAGATGATTTTGAACCAGAACCAGAGGAGTATATTGATGAATCCTGAAGTAGAACTACTTTATGAAGCATGGGATAAAGTTAAAGCATATATCCCTAAAAAAGATAAGTTGCATGTTGCAGAAGAATTAGTTCGTGTATTTGAAAACACCGTTGGCCTCGATGAGGTTGAGGAAGAACTAAACTCTTTTGATAGTGTAATGAAAGCGGCAATAGTTAGTCATCTAGATATTGGCTTCGAAGAAGAAGAAGATGACGACGATTACGAATATTAGGAACATACATGAGTACTTGGTATAACAAAGTTGTAAGCGATTTAGGAAATATAGTTCCGGCTATCGAATATTTTGAAAAAGAACTTACCGAAGCCAGGTATGAATGTTCGATCAAGGGGTCACTGGAGAGATCCAGTGCCTCCCTTCCTGGTATTACAGAATACCGCTTTAACCAACTACAAGAAATAGAAGCAATACTAGAACACATCAATATTGAACTTCGCAAGGAACGTTCTAAAACATTTCGTAAGTATTTAGAAAGTTAT